CGCAATGGTCCAGGGGTGCCTCCACCACCACCACCACCACCGCCACCACCACCACCGCCGCCACCGCCACCCTCGTTCCATGTGTATGGAGCACTGCTACTGGCAATCGGTTTGTAATTGGCGAAACTATCAACAGTCGGCAAATCCAACTGTCCATCGCTGATCGTGATTTGATTCGGCGCTGGCACACTACCGATTGATTCAATCGTGATCGTATCGTTGATCGTCAGAAACGGTCCCTTACTTGCAGGAGCCAGAACCTTTCGGATTCGTAACTGCTCAGCAGCATCAATGAAGCCATAAAAGCCAGATTCAGCCAGCATCGTGCTAGCAACTTCCAAATACCCACTCGACAGCTCAATGCTGCTCACCGCCTTCGCACCGGTCAGTGTCGGGTTCCCGCTTGCTTGCGTGATGCCACACCGCTCAAGCGCAACAGCCAGAACGCTGCTCAGGTGGCAGATGTTTGGTGCCGATCCCGCTGAAACACTGATCGGTGTCCACTGTGGGTAGTCGGTCGCGTAGTAAATCTCCGGTTGCACGTTCTCCCAGTTCAACGCCAGCAGGCATCCGACCGTTAACGTGGTTTCGTTGGCAATCGGGTCACTATCGGCCTTCAGCACCCGTAACCGCCGTGGGAACCGTGTCAGCCTTCCCCCTGGCAGCCGCACACCCAGCAGTAGCTCTGTGCCTGCAGCAGGCTGGATCAGCCCGCTGATCACCACCTCACCGGTCGTCCGCAATAGGCCCGTACCAGGTGTCAGCGAGTCGGTAGATAGCTGTCCACTGATCACCACGCCTAGGTTGCTGAATACCTGTGCGCGAACATCAACCGGTGCGGCTGTCATCAGCTTGCCCTCCGCTTGAGCTTCACGGTCACGATGTAGCGCTCGACCACCGCGCCACCTGACACAATCTGATCACGCTCCAGGCCCAGCTCACCCACCGGCCAGAAGTCGGTAGCACCAGGGCGGGCCGCGATGGTGGCCGCGAACCAAGCCTTCACCGCAGTCCAGCCAGCGGACGTGGTGATCCCCCGAACGGTGCGCACCTCAGAGGCCACCAGGGGCCCCCGTGCCACAAACCCCCCGGTACTCGTGGGCTCCAGGGTTGGGCCATCCTCGAAGCCTTCGGGCTGATCCAGCAGCGCCAGAGTGGTGGTGCCGAGGGTGATTGTGCCGTAGGCGGGCAAGAACGCATCACCGGCAAGCCTGCCCTTCTCGTTCTGCCGTAACAGCACCGCCAACTTCTGGGCCGCATTAACTAGCGTGAAATTGACCTTCTCCCACCCTCCAACGGTTTCGCTAGCCGGAGCACCTGTAACCCAGCACCCCAGTCCAGTGACGCTCCGACCACGGGCAGAACAAGTAAGGGACACAGTGGCCCCTACTGCTCGGCTGGCGATGGTGGGTGCCTCAAGGATCTTGGCCGCTTGCCAAGCATCAAAAATGCTGCAAACCGTGACCCATTGCGCTGGTGCGCAAAGGCCCGACACGACAAAACGCTGCGCCGTTAGCCCCTGCTCTGTCTCTGTCTCCTCATAACCAAAAGGCTGTGCCTGGAGGTATCTCAGGGTCAGGGTAGTTGCGCCATAGCTGAGCTGAATGCTCATCGGGGCACCCTCAGAACATCCGCGCCGTGGTCTGCGCCAACCTCAGGCCGGATCCATCGCCGCGCATCCCGACCGACACATTCCACGCTTTGCGCCTCAGTTCGGCTACTTCCTGGCTCAGGTTTCCAACCGCAAGCGCCAGATGCGCTACCGCCGGATCGGAACCACCACGCAGCACGGCAGCACCACCGCCGAGGGCTCCTGATTCCTTCAGGCGGCTGGTGACGTTGGCAGGGATCACCGTCCCCCTGGAGGGTGCCGTCCAGAGGCTGTTGGCTGGCCTGTTGAGCAGGGACAGGGCACCAGAAGCTGACAGGAACGCCTCCTGGCCAAGGGACATGCCGCTCGGGCCATCGTTGATGCGGTAGGTCTGGCCAGCATCCACCGGGCCGCCCGTGAAGCGACTAGGTGGCAGGCCGGAGGCTGCAGCAAGCGAGCGGTAGAAGGCTTCGGCAGAACCTGCAGCGTTGCCCATGTTGTTGGCCAGCGCTGAGGCTTGATTGCGGGCAGCATTGGTCGCCTTTGCTGCATCGCTCATGTAGGTCTTGATGTTGTTCGCAGCGGGGCTACTTGTTCTGCCAAGGGTTTGGCCAATCTGCACGAAGCCATCCCGTGTCGTCCGCACTTCGAGGCCCACATCCTTGGCCAACTGCGCGAAGGCGCCTTGCTGCGCGAGGGGAACCTTCAGTGAATCGCCGTAGCTCTTGAAGGAGTTGGCGGTGTCCTTAACCTTTTGGAAGGTGCCGTCAGCAGCGAGCTGCAACCCCTTTGCGGCGGCTTCAGCAATGATTCCGTTGCGGGCCGTCTCGCTATTGGCATTGGCGATTCTTTCTTCGATCGGTTGAATTTGGCCCAGTATTTGCAGCTTCGCATTTTTGCCCTCAAGCTCTAGGTTGGCAATGTCTAGCGCAAGCTGTGCCTGCTTAACAGCCTCAGCATTGCCCGTGTTTTGAGCCGCTGTCAAGGCTAGCTCTGCTTTCTTTACCTCTATCCTTGCCGTGCTTACTGTAAGGTTAGCCTCTAGGCTTGCTTGTTGTTGCTGCAAACTTAGCAGGTTGGTTTGTAATGCCTGCTGCTGCACAAGTGCCTGATACTTAAAGTTTAGCGCAGCTTGCTCTATTTGTTCGCCACGTCGCTTGATGGCGTCTAGCTCAAATTCGCTTGCCTTGCGATCTTGAGCATTTTTTAGCTCATAGTCATTTCGACTTTTAGCGATACCAAAACGTGAGTTCTCTAAGCTTACAAGCGCTTGGCCAAGGTTAATGCTTGCTTGCTGTAAGCTAATAAGTGAATCGCTTTGCGCTTTGCTAAGCTTGTCTCTTGCTGCGCCTAAGGCAATCGCATTATCAAGCTCAATCAAAGCAAGCCTGTTATGCTCTGCTTGCTTGTCTAGTAAATCTTTTGCAAGTATCTTTGCAATCTCCTTTTGCTGGTTTGCCTTTGCGGTTATATCTGGCTGCTTGGCACTTTCTGTATTGAATAGCTTATTAAGTCCTAGGAGTTCTATCAGTTGGTTTTGAAAATCTTGGGTTGCCTTTTTGGCCCCATCGTTTCCTAGTATAAATCCCTGCACCGACGTAATTAAGCTGGCGTAAGTGAGCTTTACGCTAGCAAGCGCCTTTTCGTATAGGTCTAGGTCTTTTGTTGCAACCTGGAACGCTTTGGCTGCATTGGTGATAGAGGTTACAACCGGCGCTACGTTTGCCTGCCCTGCTGCGCCTATAGTAGGCGCAACTTCTTTGTTGAACTTACCTGTCAACTCAATGATTTTTGCCAGTGTACTTAGATAATTGCTGACTTCGGGCAGTGATTCCCCAGCCGTTGTAGCTAAGTTGCTTATTGCATTTTCAATCTTTTTAATGCCGCCTGCTATCGAGTCAGTTGCCACCTCTGCCGCTTTAGCTGCAGCGCCAGCACTGTTAACCTGGTTATCGAGCAGTTGGTTATACGATTTTAATCCATCATTCAACAACGGTTGAACAGCAGTCTGCGCTTCAACTGACCCAAGCAAGATGGCCAGCTTGTCAGCCGCCCCTCCTCCCTTAGCCTGTACGTCTGCAAGGAAACCACCAAAGCCACGGGCCTGTAATCCTGCCAGGTCAAAGCTAATCCCCAAGCTCGCCGCTAAATCCTTTGCCTGTTCGCTTGGCTTGAGGATTGAGCTAATCGCCTGTCGGATCCCCGTAAATGTCTGGGCTACGGGAACCCCTTTAAGAGTTGCGGCAGAAATCGCAGCATTTAGCTCTGCAAGCGGAATGCCTGCAGCGGCGGCAACAGATGCCACCGTACCAATCTGTTCTGCATATTCCCTTACCGTGATCACACCGTCGGCTTGAGTTTGCACAAAGCCATCTACGATGCTTGTGGCATCAGCCGTAGTAAGCCCGTATGCGTTGATTACACCTGTAAGCGCCCTGGCTACGTCGTTCAGCTCAGCAAAGCCACCTGCTGCCCCAAGTGATGATGCCCTAAGGATGTCAGTGATCTGTGCGACAGTGCTAAAGCCGCTGGAAGCAACATCGTAGGAAGCCTTTAATAACTCAACTCGGCTGATATTACTATCAAGCTCAATCGAAAGGTCGAACAGTTTGTCCTTAAGCTCGTCTGAGTTAACGCCCAGCGTCCGTACTGCCGCTCCTGCTGAATCAAGCTCTGTAATTTGCTTGCCAACAAACTGAAGTGCTGAGCCAGCCGAAAGAACGGCCCCAGCCTGCAAGGCAAAGCCCTTCAGCTCCTGCCCTAATCCCTTGATGATGCCGCCGCCACCACCTAACGCCTTGTCAACTTCCTTTTGTGTTTGCGCTATCTGCCTTTGAGCCGCCACGAACTCCTTTGATCCGATGGCGGCTTTGTTCAGGGTTTGATCTAGTTCACTAAGCCTGGTCTTGAGACCCCCAAGTGTGGTGACGTTTGAATTAACGCCCTTATCCAGCTCTTTCAGTTGCCCGCTCAGCTTCTCCAGCATCTTGTCGTTGCCGCCGAACCCCTGCTTGAACTCCTGCCCCGCCTGCTTCCCCGCTTGCCCGATCTGCCGCGAGGCATCGAGCACGCCCTTTACATCGGCCGTAACCTTGACAACCCACTCATTGCCTGCCATCTCAGCTCTCCGGTGTTACGACGTACTGGGTAGGATTGGTCCAACTGATGACGTACTGATCCAGCACCCCGAGCCCCTGCCCTGGTGCATCCCCGCTGATCGGCACCGCTCGGCACCCCGGCAGCAGGCTGATGATCCGCTGCGTCAGCGCCGGCAGGGCCAGCAGGCTGGTTGCGGGCGAAGGGGTCATCACGCCAGCGGCCACTGCAGCAGAGGCGATGGTGCTGCCCGCCAGCGCATAGCTCAGGGTGAATGGTGAGGCCGTGGTGGCAGCGGTCACCGTGAAGGTGCCATTCAGGGCAGCGAAGGGGGCCGGGAGGCCGCTCACGGCTACCTGCTTGCCTACGCCGATGCCATGGGCGGCTGCAAAGGTGAGGGTGGCCGTGCCTGACGCAAGGGCGGCATTGGTGATCGCCTGCGGTGCCACCTGCAGGGCAGACCACTCGGACACGTACAGCCGGAACTGGGGGTTCAGTCCCGTCTCCCCGGTGAGGTACGGCACGGTGCCGTAATCGGGGTTGGCGAGGATCACCACCTCCAGGCCAGCCACAGCCACCCCCTCTGGTAGCTGCTCATTGCGGCGCACCACGGCGATGGCGGGGACAGGGCTCTGGCCGCGAGGCGTGTACGTGCCCAAGGCTGCGCTGATCACCGCATCGCCCGCTAGCAGGTCGTAGATGCCTTGGGCGGTCGTGGGCAGGCTCATGCACCAGCTTTCCCGCCCACCCCGGAAACCTGCCGCAACACTGCCCGCCCGCCATGGAAGCCCCAGTCACGGAAGCCCGCTCCTGCCCACGCTGCGGCGCCCTATGGCTAGGTGAGCAGCTTTACTGGTCAGGCACCGGCAAGAAAGCCTCAGAGCTTGATCTGGCGGGGCTGGTGTGCAACATGGTCAACGACCCCGCCTGCATCAATCCATGCAAGGGCCGCGAAGGTGGCGACACCTGGGCCAAGCGCATGGAGCGGGTCAGCCAGCTGTTTAGTGCTGAGGCGTAAGGGCATCAAGTACCCGTCAAGTACCCATCAAGTACGGCAGGCATGAAAAAACCCCGGCAGGACCGGGGCCTATCATCAGGATCCTCCCTACCACTTAGTGCGCGAACTCCACCAGGCTGCTGACATCGGGCCCTTGGCGATGTTGTCAGCGTGGCGGGCCTTGAAGCTCGCACGGCGGGCTTTCTGCGCATCGGTGCGAGGGTTCTTCCCGGCACCACTCACCCCCTGCTGACCGAACCGGATCAGCCGGACCTTCTCACCCTCCTTAGCCAGCACCGCATGGCTCTTGGTGGCGTGCTGGGGGGTTCGCTTGGGCTTGTTATAGCCCTCAAACGTCTCCCCCCGAACAGTGATCGCCATGATCAGAGCAGATCGAGGCCCACCTTGCCGTAGCCCGCAAGCGCCACCTGGAACTTGATCACGGTCCCCGCCGCCTGCTGCGGCTGGTAGTTCTCGAAGAACGCAAACCCGTACTCCACTTGCCGACCGTTGTTGGGGCCGATGACTGCATATTTGACCATCAACTTCTCGGTCACGTTGAACTCCTCGCAGAACCGCATCGCACGCCATGCGGTATCGGAATAGTTCATCGCGCCTTCTAGGCTCCAATCCTTGGTCCGAGACACGGGGATGGGAGTGTCGTAGGAACCTGCCTCATCGTCATAGATGATGACGCTTTCCTTGTTGGTGCTGTTGCTGGGCTGCAGGTTGCTCAGCCCCAGCAGGCGGAACGGTGCATCGGTGCCGTCAAGCAGCAACGAGGGGGCCACCACACCGGCAGATACGGCAGCTGAGGTGATGTTGGTGCCGGTGAGGGCGTAAGTCAGGGTGAACGGGGAGGTGGTGGTCACCGAGGCCACCACGAACGAGCCGTTGAGGCTGGTGAAGGGAGCAGGAAGATCCTTCACGGCGATCCGCTTGCCTACCTCGATGCCATGAGCAGCCGCAAAGGTCAAGGTGACCACGTTGGATGCCAGGGCGGCATTGGTGATCGCCTTGGTGCCCACGCCCAGCGCGAAACTGTCACCAGTCCCGGCAGTGATCACCGTGGCGGAGGAGCTTTGCAGCGTAGTGTTGTTGATGAACTTGCCGGTGCCGAGGCCACCGAGCGTTACCTGAGTCAGGTCCACCGATGCCGACTTCATCGGCACAAAGAAGAACCGGAACCCGTAAGCCTGTTCCCACGTTTGGGGCATGATCGTTCCGGCCTTGCCGGTGCGTTACCTCGCAGGTTCCCGCCGCGGCTTAAGCCTCCGCAGCGGCTTAGGTGGGAAAGCTGGGGCATGGCTTCTTACCCTCGCGGCGTTTCCCACTGCCCCCATAACGCACACCGCCCGTATCAGGCTCGGGTGTGGTGGGCTGGTCGGCGGTGGTCGCTGGGTTACTTCACGTCGATTCAGGCAGCAGCGCAGGCGGTTGAGGATTGCTACCGGGAGATTGAACGATGGGCAGCCATGAATCTGCCGCCGCCCATGCTGGCGCTGCAGCATCGGGAGAGGGTGGCACCAACAGGGTCACCAGCCGCTGCGAATCATCCGCCAGCCTGAAGGTTCGCTCCAGTCCCGCTGCAGTCTCCTCAGCCAGTAGCAGCCCCCGCCAGCCGTCCTGATGTTCCACTGGGGCGAGCAGTAGGGCATCGTCTGCCAGCAGGGCCAGCAGTGGGGGCGGTGGCGTCCCTTCCCCGGCGGTGGCCAGGGCGTCGTAGAAGGCCATCGCAAAGCCTGGCACCTGCCTTGCCTCGCATAGGGCCAGCATCGCTGCACCGGCTACAGCAGGCGGTCCCTCGGCAGCGTCCTGATCCTTCGGCGGGAGGAACCAGCAGAACTCCTCCATTGTGAACGGCTCGCGGCGCTTATCGGGATCCCGGTGAGCGCTGGCATACCAGGCGTGGAGGTTGGCGATCGGCCGTTCTGCCGCGTGCAGCCGCTCCCTCAGGAGGCGGGTTCCTTGGTCGAGCGCTTCCCAGATGAAGGCTTCAGGGCACCAGGCGAATCGCTCGCGGGCGAAGGCGGGGTTGTGGGGCCAGAGATCGTGCAGGCGCCAGAAGATTGCGCCCCAGTCGGTTGGGGCAGGTTTGGCTTTCCCAGGCTGTCGGCCATCAGTTGCAGGGTGGCCTTGGGATCAGCCGGTGCCGCGCCGCCGCGTTGCTCGCGCAGCATGAAGCTGTAGATGGCGTTGCGCAGACCCTCGGTGAGGTTGCGGGTGTCGTCGTCGGTCCACTTGGCGCAGTCGGGATCCACCTTGCCCAGCCGGTAGACGATCGCGGCGGTGACCAGCCGGGTGACTTGGGCCTCGTTCTGGGCGCTGAGGCGGTTGTCAATGTCGCGGATCAGGCGGTGCTCCCGCTGCCGGATGGCGTTCTCCAGGGGCTCCAGCACCACCGGGATGCCGATGTGCTTGGCCATCAGGCGGGCCGCCACAAGGTTCGCCGTGGCCTCGGGCAGGTCGTCTGCCTCGCGGATGATGCTTGCTAGGCGGTGGGTCTGCTCGTTCACCGTGCTCTGGTAGTCGATTTCATCGAGCAGGATGCGCTCCCCCACCAACAGGGCATTGAACACCGGGAACTGGAGGACGCCCGTGCTCTCATCCCCCACCTGCTCGACCTTGACTTCTGGGGCGGTGACGAACGGGAGGGGCATGGTGCTGTTGTGTTTTCTCAGTTTGCCGTTGTGGCTTAGGGAAGCGCAATGGCTTATGATGTGGGGGCCGGGTGGCCCTTGTGGGGTCCATCTGCGGGGGGCGTCCCACCTGGCACCCATTCACCACCACTGACCGACTGACCATGAGTAAAACAGTCAAAGTCCGTATTGCCGTTTCAGTTGACTGCAATGGCGACTGGTCATCAGCGGGTTGGAGCAGCTCCAGTTCAGAGGATTTTCACAGCTACACCTTCGACTCGTTGAAGCCAGGTGAGAACCGTTACTGGCTAGAAGCAGAGCTAGAGGTTCCCGAAACCAAAACCATCACCGCTCAAGTCAGCCAGCTAACGCAGGCAGGCTAAGATCGCCGCCCTTCCCCCGGCACCCATTCACCACCACCGACCGACCATGGAACAAGCAAAGCAGCCCCCGACAAGATTTGCTGTACGCATGTCATACGCACTTGCAGCAGACTTTGAAGAACTTGAGCAAGAGCATGACCTTTCACGAGGTGAAATCTTTCGCCGTGCTATAGCTCTTTACAAACTGGCAAAGCAGAACGAAATCAATCGCGGAAACTTCATCCTGCGCAGTTCAGACGGCAGCCTGCGCGTGGTGAGAGGCATCTAACGCTCTGCCTTATGACTCCGCTACTGCCTTTTTTCACCATTCACCACCGACCGACCGACCATGACCGACTTCCGTGCCGAACTGGATAAGACAAGAGGAGCCGGGGCGAGCGTTGAGCAAGTAGCTCAGATCGTCTACGAAAATGCCATGCTTGCAACTGCACCCGATCACGCCAAGCCGCATTGGCCAAGCTGGGCTGACCTTCCCAATTCAGATGCTCGCATCCACGCGCTGAACACGGCTGATATTATCCTCACCCGCTGGGGGCGCCCTGTAGCTTCCCCGGCAGGCGATGGGCCAAGCCTTGAGGTTCTTGGCCCGCTGATTTCCTGGCTAGTAGAAGAAGCTACCCAGGCCGCTGATGAAGACTGCCCAAAAACTGCTGGGATGCTTACGTGGGCTGCGCAAGTGGTCGGTGAGCGTGTAGACGAGGATGCTCCATGGGGCAATCTTGCACCCGCGCCGAAGCTCATCCCGCTGAGCGAGCGGCTGCCGGAGGATGCCGATTGCCTGGTTATCCCGCCACTCGGGGCAAGCACTTTCCCTCTCCGCTACTGCTGGCAGGCCAGGGAGATCATGCACTGCGGCCAAGCGCGATTGATCTGGGATTGGAAGCTTGTCCCGCACACGACAGAGCAGCACTGGCCTTTCACGTACTGGTTGCCAGCGTCTACTCGATTCCTGCCGACGGAGGTAGATCCTGCTCAACCGACCTAGGACCCAGCCACCGCCCTCAGGATCCGCTGCTGCAGCTTCACCCCCAGCGGGAACGGCGTGATCCCCGGTGCCTGCACCGTGCCCCTCACCGCATCAGTCCATGGCCTGGCCGGGAGAATGGTGCCATTGCGCAGCCGGGCACCCTCATGCACGGCAGTAGCGTACTGGGCGCTCCAGCGGGCTTCCATCGAATAGGCGTCAGGGAAGGTGTAGGTGCCGCTTTGCCGCAGGGTGCCGATGTCCACGATGTTGCGCGGGCTCCCGACCGTGCC